AAAGACAAGTTCGTCTAAAAAAGACAAACCAAAATATTTATTCTATAGATATACAGACCTTTGCAAAACAACGTGTTACCTGTGCCACCTGTTACCTGATCTCTACTTCACATTCTAATTCACAACCAAGAATTATAAATTTTTAGTATTCTCAATTTTATTATGTTTCAAAAAAAAATTGAGATGAATTTTTTCCACAGTGAGATAAGTATAATATTAAGATAACAAAATAGACAACTATCAACTTAACAATGACAACTATTTCTCAAGTAGACAAAGATATTTTGACCTCCATATATATGGACGCATTGGATCATAAAGCAGGTGGTAAATTTCAACTTAAGATGGCAAGAGATAAACTTAACGAGTGGATTAAACTTAAACCAACTATTGGTGATACTTTCTCAACAGCAAAAATGAATTTATCTAACCTACACAAAAAAATAAAAAAAGAAACCAAGAAGTTAACCATTATTCCAATTGGTCTTAACAATTGCTGCCACTGGAATTCCGAAGTGTTTACTAGTTGTGGTTACGAGAAGGTTCTCGGATTTAATTTGACCGCCTGTCCTTGTGGTCAAAATACCTGTTTTGAAATTCACACCGTTAATAAAAAAGATGGTCAGTTCTTTGACTTCACAAAAGATTTCAATGATGAAACCGAAAAATACTTCTACCCCCTTGAAACTAAAATGGGTGCTGATGAGTATCTTGGAACAGGTGGTTACGAGTTCATTCGGATTAATAAGGGTTGCCGATGCCACATTGACTGGTCAAGAAGTGGTCATCCATCTATGAAAACAATGAGAACAAATGACGAGATCAATGAGTATATGAAAATGATAAATGAAAAACCTGTTATTGAAAAATGGGTTATTGATGAGGATGAGGATGAGGATGATCACACCAAGACCTGTAAGAAATGCGGTGAAGAATTTGAGGACTGGTTGAATACGGATATATGTGACATCTGTTATGAAGCACTTCAATAAATATATATGTATAAATTTTAAACTTAATTAATTAAACTTAAAAGGGATATTCCTTTTTTTCTGAATAAAAATAAAATTGAAATTACTTAAAATTTATTTTTTATTGTATAAATAAAATGAGTTACGAAAAATATATTGGACGAGGACGAGACAATGGTAAAGTCATTATGTTAAATAGATATAATATATATTATTATATGGTTAAGAGTTTCTTACGCAGAATTTATAAATTTTAAGTATTTCAATTTTATTTATAATTCAAAAAAAAATTGAAATGAATTTTTGCCACAGTGAGAAAGGTATTAATATTAAGATAAACCAAACGCCAAAGCAAATTAACTTAACAAAATGTCAAAAGTTGTTATTGTAAACTACACTGTTCAGGATGTATTCAAGATCCCCGCCTCAATTGATTTGGAGGATGAATCAGTTGTTAAATTTTGGGGTGTTAAGTGGAATAAATTATGTATTCTCTTTGTTGATGGAACCGAAAAAGAAATTCAGTCTGAAGGATGGATTGAGGATTTTGATTATAAAAACCCAACTGGTGAACCTGAAATTGACTACGCTCACAATTGTGGGTTAGAAGATGATGACGAAGAGAAATCAGATATCTCTACTATTGGAATACCTACTTCTGATGATTGTGTAAATGAATATGAGGATGATGAGAGTGATGACGAGTGATGACGAGAGTGATGATGAAGATCTCTTATGCTGTGACGAATGTGGTATTGAAAATCCAAAATATATTGATATGTGTGGTAAGGGTGTAAATATGTGTGTAAAATGTTTGGGTGAAACCAATGAATAAATATGTATATGTATATAACTTTTAAATTTAATTAATTAAAATCAAAGGGGGATATTCCCTTTTTTTTATTTTCCTATTATATGTATGAAGAGAGAAACTATCTGAAAGAGGAAATAAAATTATGCTACTTATGTAGGGAATATATTGAAATTAAATATGTCAAAATTGATCGCTGTTATTTTCACAAAAATTGTTTATTAAAATTAATAAAAAAAAATTGAGATTCTTTAGCAAAAAATATTCTCGGGGATATATATATAGAAATGTCTGACGAACTTGCCAAACTCTTTGCCTCCAAACCTGATATTGCCGCATCCACACGCGCCCAGTACACATCTCATTATAAGAAGATCGTTGATGCACTTGATAATGATATCCGTAATTCATCTCCCTCTGCTATTATTAAGGCATTTGAGGAGATCTACAATACCGCATCTTCAAAATGGTCCGCCATCAGTGTGCCTGTAATCATCTACCAAAACAATAACCTACCCCTTGATAAATTAAACACATATCGTGATCTGATATTTCAACAGAAAGCAGATCATCTTAAGGACAGGAACAAGAGCAAGAATGAAACCCTGCCACAATTAAATGACCTGACCAAGTATTTGAAGAAACTCATTGATGAAGATAACTATCGCAGTTACGCAATTAATTATTTACTGACGACATATGGTGTCAGGAATGAGGATGTAGATTGTTTCATTACCAGCGATAAGAATCAACTCACTGATATTACAAAGAATTATTTATTGGTTCAGAGCACACAGATTCAATGGGTAAGAAATGTTTATAAGACTGCCAAGACATATGGCAAGAAAAAGATTGTAATTAAAAATACTGCCTTCCTTATTGCAGTGTCACAGTTGCCACAGGAAGAATGGTTACTTGTTGATCCAAAGGGCGACCACGTCCAACCCAGTAGCATTGGCAGATTTATTCAAGACCGCACCTTAAATGGATTGAGTGAAGGTGATATATTTAAGATATTGGTTAGGGATGTTACACAGAAGGGTAAGAATGTATTATCCAAATTAAAACAATTCAGTGAGTGGCGTGGAACCGATATTAAGACAATTGCGGAAAGTTATGATTTGGATCTAGAGTAATTAACGAATATTCATATAAATTAAAATAATCATTTATATAAATGCCAAACACAGATGAATACCTTTTAATAAACAAGGAAAAAAGACGTGCTTATTATGTTGAATATTACAAGAAGAATAGAGACAGACTTCTTGAATATCAACATCATTATAATCAAACACACAATCTAATAAAGAAACCTACACAAAGTGTTGGCAAACGATTTGGCAGACTTGCCGTTACCCGTTCCAATATTGCGAAGCGACTTGAAATGACTGCTTTACGTGTTGCGGAATTTAAAGCGAAACTTCAGGCAGAGGCATCAAACACAACAACTGTTTCTTCGCTTCTCTAACATATTGTTGTCTACCTCGCATATAATTGCGCTGCCAATCATTGTATTTTTCTTTCCCCTTGCCACGTTTCCATATAGCAGTTGCGAGACGGCAACGCTTCAATCTATTTTCATCTGTATCATTGGGGGTTAGATCTTTTTTTTCAACTAATGCCTTGAGAGTTCCTGTGCTTGCTGGAACACTGTTAAGGGTTGACTTGTGTTGAACTATATATTTTTGCTCTTGTATCAGTGCTTCCTCTTTGGTCTCTAATTCTTTAGTTTCTATTACTGTAATTTCTACATTGTCCCAACCTCCATTTTCAGAAATGATTTGATATAATTTCAAATAATGATTGATATGGTATTCATTAGTACAAGCATTCTTATGTTGACGTATTCTATCTGTAATATTATTAGTGCTACCTATGTAGCAATGTTTAGTGCCTTTGATGGCAATCTTATAAAACGAATAGAATTTCATTTGTATATATATTACCGCTAAATTAAAATATCCCTAAAAACGCATCAAGTTAAGGAATTGCCTTAATATATATAAAAAAAATTGATTTAAATGTTTCTCTTTATTTTCTATAGTATATATACAAATGACACTAACTGAAGAACAACGAGAAGCACAAAGAAAGTATAATCAAACTTATAGAGAGAAACATCGTGAGCATTATAATGCCCAACAATTGATCTACACCAAGAAATGGCAGGAATCACGTAAAGAAGAGATCAGCGAGAAAAAAAAGGAATATTATCAAAAAAAGAAACTATTAAAAAACAATTCAGATTCTTTAGAAATAATTTAATTAAATATTATAAAAAAAATTGATTTAGAAAGATTTTTTTATAATATAGTATATATATAGATGGAACTTATTGAACGACTCCCGATCCTGAAAATTCACTACCTGAATTTAATGTCTTTTAAAGATTTTAAAAAATTCTGCTCTTCTTCCGCATCAAACGAAGATGAACGCAAAAAACAATATGATATTCTTAAGGGTTTCTGTAAAGGAAACATTAAGGCAAGAGGCGAAATGAAACGACTTTACAGTTACACACAAAAGACACCTCTTGATGTAGGCGGCAGATTGTATTGCGGAAATTCACTTCAAGGACTTGGCAAACAATTTCGTGGTTTCCTTTGTGAAGATGTTACTACCGATATTGATATGAAAAATGCTCATCCTACTATTGCGGCATATTTATGTAAGTTACACGACATCCCTTGTCCACAATTGTCATACTACATTGCCAACCGTGATGAGATCTTGGCACAGTTTGGTCCTGATGGCAAGGAATTATTCTTGAAAGCATTAAATGATGACAAACTTAATAAGAAAGAAAAGAACAAGATATTCAAAGACTTTGACAAGGAATGCAAAGACATTCAGAAAAAACTTTCAGAAGTAGAAGATTATAAACACATCGTTGACAGTGTGCCTGAAACAAAATTATATAACTGGTTAGGGTCTGCCTGTAACAGAATCTTTTGTGTGTATGAGAATAAAATTCTACAATCTCTGATTTCATTCTTAAATCAAAAACAGATTGACATATGTTCCCTTGCGTTTGATGGACTAATGATGTATGATGATTATTACGGTGACGAGGAGTTACTACAAGAGATCACAAAATTCATTGAAAGTAAATGGGATGGACTTAATATGAAGTGGGCATTCAAACAACACTCAACTGATATTGAGATGCCTGATGAATGGGAAGTTCCAGTAGTTGAAACACCTGATGGCGTTTGGAATGACAATGATGCCGCAGAAGTTGTTTATAAAGAATATCCTCACTGGGTTTATTGTAGGGGAGAACTATTCGTCTATGATAAAACTACAGGTAAATGGAGTTCAGATGAAATAATTCATTGGAGTGTTATTATGTCTCTATCAGATAAACTATTTATTTTAAATGAGGACAAAGATGGTAACATTACAAGATCTAAATTATCTTACGGCAACACAGAGAATTTAATTAAAAAATTACCAAAACTAATTAAAACGATGTGTCGTGATGATAACTGGTATGACAATAATCAACTGTCATCACTCGGTAAAATATTATTCCCCAATGGTTACTATGATTTCAAAACTGGTCTGTTTCACGAAAAAGACAAAGATGGTTTCAATAATCCTGAAATAATGTTTTTGGATAGAATATATAATAATTTTGAACCCTTCACCGATGAAGATATGGTTTATATGGATTCAATTAAAAAGCGTTTATTCCACGATCCTCTTGGTGAAAATATGGGTAACTATATGATCTTAAATCTTGCGAGAGCACTTGCGGGTGACTTGGTAAAACGTATTTGTTTGGGATTAGGTCCTACAAATTGTGGCAAGTCTGTCTTGGTTAAAGCAGTGACTTTATCTTGTGGTGGATATGCTGGAACATTCAACGCAGAAAATCTTGCCTACAGGCAATCAAGTGCAGATGAAGCAGCACTTATGAGATGGGTTCTTGGATTATGTAGTAAACGATTTATATTCTCCAATGAAATTAAAAGCACTACTGAACTGAATGGAAATTTAATGAAGAAGATTTCCAGTGGTGGTGACAGTATTATTGGCAGAGTTCACGGCGGATTGGAAACAGATGTTGTTCCGCAATTTATGGCATTTGTAATGGCAAATGATTTGCCAAAAATTAAACCATATGATGACGCTATGAATGGACGTTGTAAGGTGTTTTCATATCAGAAACAGTTTGTTCCCAATCCTGTAACTGAATTTGAATTACAGATGGATCCAAATATTGAAAAGGAAATGGTAACCAAGAGATTTCAGCAATGTTTTGTAGGTCTGTTATTAAAAGAATATCTTGCGTTTAGTGACGCAAAAAAAAAGTTTAATGAAACAAAAAAAGAAGGAGAACAATTTATTGAACCTGAACCAATTGAAATGATAACATCAAAAGATGAATGGATACAAGAGGAGAAATCTTATGTTACAATGTTAACAAATGATTTTGAATTAACAAATGATCCAAAAGATTACACTTTGAGTATAGACATTCAGAAATGGATTGATAGTAATAAACTTGGAATTACTATGACAAAGATTGGTAACGAACTTAATAAACACTGTAAGTTAAATAATTTGGAACATATTAAAAGTGATGTTAAAAAAATCGGCGGTAAAACAAAGAGAGTTTGGTTTGGAATTAAAACGATTATTGAAACAGATGATGATACTTCGTCTTAAATAATGAGAAAGATAGATAGTTATATGTTATATATATTTTTAGTTATAGGTTATAAGGTTACAGGTTACAGGTTACAGGTTACTTCCCATAGTTCCCAGTTTTGAAGAAAATTGAAAGAGAAGTTTGTCAAAAAAAGTCAAGTTGACATATTAATTCTATGGGATATAGGGACTTTTGGAAAACAACCTGTAACCCGTGCCACCTGTAACCTTTTCTTTAGTAAGACCCTACCATATTATTTGTGTTTCTTTAGTAAGACCCTGATCCTTCCATATTCTTCCATATTCTTCGGAGTTTTAGCATCATTATGATGCCGATTTTCAGCAACTGGTTACAATATATTAGGTGATATTTGATAATTTATTCCTAACTTTTCTTTAGTTAGTGTATGATTTAATATATCTTTTTTTTAAATAAATATTTAAAGAAAAGAGACTAAAAGAGACTATAATGGAAATAAAAGTTATAACCACTTATTATGTGAATGGATTACCAATTCCTGAAAATAGAAATTATTTTGATGGCAAAATTTATGCTATTTGTAGTTTTAAAACTGATAAAATATATATTGGAAAAACTATTCAACCACTACATAAAAGATTTTATCAACATATGGATAGATTTAGAGCAGGAGATATGTGTTGTTCATCATCAGAAATTATTAAATACGGAGACGCATATATTGAATTAATTGAATCATATCCATCTTGTAGTAAAAATGAATTGACCAAAAGAGAAAGAGAACATATTAAAAAAAATAAAGATATATGCGTTAATGGTTTTTAATAATTTAATTAATATAATGGGTTGTTTTGAACGATTTATGGATTGGTTGAACTTTTCAAATATGCCGCAAAGCGAACAAAGTATTATAAGAGATTTAATTGAAGGCACTACCACCAAGTGATGAAAGTCCTGAACGTTGAATAGCAGGTGATTTTTCAAACCGTCTGCCAACATCTCCTTCTTTTGGACCAATTGGAAAAGCACCTTCATTCGCCAGTTCTTGTCCTTCACCAAATAATTCAGCAGTGGCATACGATGGTTCTGCTGCTTTCTTTGTTCTTGGTTTGCGAGGTTTCTTAAATGACACAGCACTTTCACTTTCTGCTTCAGACATAAAAGGATCCTGTCTTGCCGCGCCACCTTTAGCGAATCCGAATTCCAATCCTGATGTGAATGCCTGATTTGACATATATGATGGTTCAGTTCCGCTGACAAATCCCTCAACAACAATTGGTTTTGGTTTCTTGGTATAAGTTCTTTTTGGTTTGATCTCTTCTGCTAAATTTGGAACTTCCGCAGGTCTCACAAAAGCAGGTTCAGGAACAGGGACTTGAGCACGAATTGGCACGTCAACAGTATTAGCAGGTCTTATGAGTTGCGATAACAAACTGTAATTGATTTCAGGCGCTTGGGGAATGGGTATATATCCGCCGCCACCTGATCCACCTGCGCTAACATTCACATTAACTTGTTGTCTCTGCTTCTGTTTCTGCTTTAGACCCTTCTTTGATTTAACAGCACGCTTGGCACGTGGTTTGCGTGGTTTTTTTTTAGTTTCAGGCATTATATTTATTAATATTATAAAAATAAATAAATATATATTTAATTAGCGTCCGCTAACTTTCTTAAGTAGTCCCGTACCTTTCGCTAAAGCAAGTCCAGCGCCAATGGCAGGATCAAGAACCCCAATACCGAATTGGACATACGGATCGTCGGCAAGTCTCGCACCCGCCTTAACAGCACCCATTAATTTATTGGAGTAATCCCCCTTTTTCATCAGTCCCAATGAGTTACCTTTGAAGTACATTTATAATAATATATAACAAAAAATTATTCATCTTCATATATAATTTTATCAAACATTCTATATATATTTCTTGAACCGTTAACATTAATTGCCAACCAATCGTTTTTATTCTGATACGCTAAATCTATTAGATCTTGATATTTGTTTTTATCCATTTGGATGACTTCGTCAAATATTTTATTGAGTTGCGATTTGCCTACATTAAAGACAATAAGGTTGGTAACTAATTCACGGAGGGATTTTTGTAATGCTTGGAAGTTTTGATTGAGAAGAAAAATACTACAGCGTAAGTGTCTCATTTTTGTAATTATTTTTTGTAGAACTGTCAATATTTTTGGATCCTTTAATTGCGCTTGAAAGTCGTCAATGAGTAAAAGTGAGAATTGACCGTCTGCTGAATTTTCCTGAAGTTTTTCATATACTTCATATAATCCTTCTTGGGTTAAGGTTGAGTAGAGATCACCTGCTGGGATATGCTTTCCGTAGATGTCGTTGTCAATGCTGCTGCGTGAATTTTCAGGGATGAATACATATATGTTGTGAAAACATTTCTTAAATACCGTTTTTATTAGATTGGTTACGAGAGAAGTCTTTCCACTGCCCATCTTGCCATTAACGACGTTGAAGGAAGTTTTAGACCATAAGTCCTCTACCATTGGATATTTTGTTAGACGGTTATCAATAATGTCATCACAATTCATTTTACACCGTTTGAGATCAGGTTTTTCTAGTTCTTCAATTCGCATCTGTTATAATTAAATATTTTATTTTATTTGCCGTATTTCATATTAAATTGTTTCTGTAGGGCGGCGACGTTTTCCCCGAGAGTTTTATTGGGTCCCCAAAGCAAAGTAGCGCTAAACAAAGCAGGAGACGGTATAAGGTTTTCAATTAGATCTTTTTCTGATTTATTTGCAGTGTGCCTTGCTAGATATGCTAGACGCATTGCTTCGTTTCCTGTGTCAATAAAAGTGGTACCGCCTTTGAGACCGAAGTCATATGATTTCACTGTTTTTCCGTCAACAATATGTATGACATATCGCTTGTCTTTCTTTTTACTTGCTTGTAGTCCGCCAATCCTCATTAATATATGTAATATTAAAATTTATGCGAAATATGAACTAACTGGTTTTCCTGATTTTTTTGATTCACTTATTGCGATGGCGATGCGTTGTTTTTCAGCGACCTTTTTAGTCAGAGGTTTTACGCTAAAGCATTTCATTTTGTCGCAGACCTTATATCCATAACCGCTTCCTTTGATTGTATATGGCATTATATAATTAAATTATAAAATAAATTAAAAATCTGAATTATATACACGACTTTCAGTTATAGCATCTGTTTGATTATTTAGTCGCACTGAATTGGCAACTGCTGACTGACTTGGTGTAATTGTAATACCTACGATTTTGTCTTCCTTTTCAAGATCTGTTAAATTGTCGTGAATGGATTTCTTAAGTAGGCGACTATTCTCAAATAATTTGGTATATTGATTGTAGGACTTATCAAGAAATGGTTGACAATCAATTGTTCTATTTTCTCTCTTTGTTAATAAAAATCTTTGAATTTCTATGCCGAGCAAGTAGTATGATTTGCTGACATCGTATTCAATAGACATTGCTTTCTCAATTTGTAAATATAATTCCACGCTCACAATAATACCGCAAACTAATGAAATCAAGCAATTAATAACACTAACATCTTGTTGCTTCATATATGCTGATAAACCTACGCTGAATACTGAATTTATAGCAGACAGGCAAATCGTTGGCAATCTAAAGTAAACCAGTTTGTTTTTAAGTTTTTCATATTTTTGTTTGTGAGCATAATTGAGTTGAATGCTATTTCTTCGTATCTTATCCAATATAGTTTCAATATCGTCGGAGTGACCTGATAATTCTGACATCTTATTATATTAATATATATTTAAACAAATGGTAATTGATTTAAACTGTGTGAGGAAATTGGATTCAAACTGCCTTTGATCGTTTCTTGTTGTCCGTTTTTGTATTTTTGAGTTAAAGACAATGCCGAGACTAAATCATTGCTAGTGCGAATGTCGGTTTGTTTTTTCGGTATAGTTCGTCCAATGTCACCGATACCAGTACCTTTATTGAAGGTATAAATATTTCCTGAAGCACCACTTTTCTCACTTATGGTTCCACCTAGTGAATGACCAAATACGTCAGCAGGTTTGCCATATTTTTTTTCAACCTGCTTGGTTAATGATTTCGCTTCTTTAAATCTTGGATCATATTTTGAGGCGCCAATGGCAAGTAGAGGATCAGAAAATAGAAAGTCTTTGACAGTTTTAGACCCCCTAAATGCTATATTTGGATTGCCAGCGGAGTCAATAAAGACTTTGCTCTCGTTGGTGCTGAGTTTCTTGTCAAGTGTGTAACCCTGTTTTGAAAGTGTTTTAGCAGCAAGTTTCTTCGGTTGATATGACGCCTCAAGAATGGGTCTAATAAGTTTTCTGTCATTCATATTAATTAATTAATATTTTATTTTGTATTATTTATTTATCCAATTCTTGTCCAAGAGATTTCAGCAGCAATTGTTGGTGCGCCTCCTGACGCTGGTTGCGCTCTCGCATTGAGATACATCGCAGTGAGTGCTGTTACCGAGACAACTCCTGATAAAGATATTTTAAGTCTATTTCCTGTAACGCCGCTGGTTTCATCTTGTTCTTGTAAATATGATAGACCTGCTGCTGCTTCAGTTGCACTTGCTGTAGTTAATGATATGACTGCTTCAAAATAATTTATATTTGGTGCTCCTGCTCCAGCAAGAGTAATTGTTGCGTGAATTAACCAAACACCTTTTGACGGAAGATTCCAAGTTCGCTCTTGTGTAATTGTGGTTGCCAAAGCATTTGCTGTGAGTGTACTTGTATTTGTATAACCCAATTGCTGATCACTTGCCAGTGGTTGTGTGTAAGATGCTTGCTGAATTGTAAAATTTACATCATCAATGAATATACTTGTTGCCCCTGATATATGAACAATATTCGTTGCCTGAATATTTACATCGTTTGATGATGCTATAGTTAAATCGCCGGTGGTAGTTGTTAAATCCATAGTAGTTTCAGCAATAATATCTATAAATCCTAACGGTGAACTTAAAGTTAATTCTGTATTTCCTCTGACAAATGTTGACCCCGCAGATGAACCAGTTGACTCTATTGTTACATCTGTTGCTGTCATTTGAATATCTCCATCTGATAACACTGACAGAGTTGGTGCTGTGCCGTTTGCTCTTATTTCGCTATTTCCACTTCCTTCTCCATATAAACTTAACCCGCCTGCTGGTGTTGCTGTGCTTGTTAATCGCATTGTATAACCACCACCGTCGTTTTGTCCAAGAAAATCATTTGCTGTAATCACTGTGTCTGAGGTGTGTATTATTGAGTTGTTAGTTGTTGTTGTTGTTGTAATTAATAATTGATCCGATGACGTTACAATATCTCCATCTGCCGTAATCGTAATATTTGAGACGGCATCAATTGTTACTGTTGATGAAGAATTAACGTCTAATGACCCACACGTTATATCCTGTTCACCAAACGATGAAAGATTTATTCCATTTGCTGTTGATGTGATTGTAATAGGATCATCGGTATCCATTGTGATTGCTCCAGTTGCGTTAAGATCAAATGCGGCAGAATTGATTTGAGTGGTTCCTGAACTTGTTGTTGTAATTGTTGGGGCGTCTAATGTTGCTGCCGTTGAAGCATTAAGATCCAGTGTAGCACACGTTATATCTTGTTCACCAAATGATGAAAGATTTATTCCATTTGCTGTTGATGTGATTGTAATAGGATCATCGGTATCCATTGTGATTGCTCCAGTTGCGTTAAGGTCAAATGCTGCAGAATTGATTTGAGTGGTTCCTGTGCTGGTTGTTGTGATTGTTGGGGCGTCCAATGTTGCTGCCGTTGAAGCATTAAGATCCAATGTGGCACAAGTTATATCTGCTTCTGTTGCTGCTGTAATAGTAACTGTTGCTGCTGTTGAAAGCAAGTTAATATCTGAACTTACACCAATTGTTGTTATATCAATATCGTTTGCTGTTTCATTAGTTCTTATTATAATTCCACTTAAAGATGTAAGCGGACATTCAAGTGTGATGCCTTCTGATGTTAATATCGTTGTTGATGTTGTATCAAGTGTTACTGCTGCTGCTCCAGCGTTAATATCCAATCCAGCAGAATTTATAGTTGTTAATCCTGTGCTTGTTAGTGTAATAGTTGATGTTGTGTCACACGTTACTGCTGCTGCTCCAGCGTTAATATCCAATCCAGCAGAATTTATAGTTGTTAATCCTGTGCTTGTAGTTGTTATCGTTGATGTTGTATCAAGTGTTACTGCTACTGCTCCAGCGTTAATATCCAATCCAGCAGAATTTATAGTTGTTAATCCTGTGCTTGTAGTTGTTATCGTTGATGTTGTATCAAGTGTTACTGCTACTGCACCAGCATTAATATCCAACCCCTCACAATTAATTTCAGTTTCTCCACCGCTTGTAAGTGTTGTTGTTGTTCCTGATTGAATTAATGAAGATGTAGTTGCTTGAATAGCAACTCCAGCATTTAAAGCATTCAATATTAATCCTCCTGATTGAATTGTCATTATGCCTGTATTGCTATCAACACCGTTACCTTCCTCTTGAATAATTTGCCCATCAAAAAGTCCAGCAAACACTGTATCCCCAATCATATCAATTCTTACTTTTTTATTAGTAGCATCTTTTACAAGTTGGATTTGTTGCGCTGATCCTGATGCTTTCAAAAAGGTTGAAAGTGGAGCATAACTGATTTCTTCTGCTGATGATAAATATTTCAAAAGAGATCTTGCGTTTCCAATTCCATTACCATAATACCACTGAAATGCGGATCCAGTAACTCCATCTATTTCGGCATTCAAGAATTTTTTTGATGATGCTCCACTGTCAGTCCAAAATCCAAGATAGTCGTAATCATTATCAGTATTGTTATCATATAATACTAATTTTTTTTTAGAAGTTAAAACATTTCTATCACAATAAAGAGTGTCTCCAAAGTATGAAAGATTTGTTACTTCAAAATTATTATTTACGATAAGAGATGACATTTGAGATGTTCCTGCTGTGCTTGTTATTGTGCCTGAAGAACTTAACCCATAAAGGAATGTTGAAGCATCACTTGACCCCAAATAAACAGAATCTGTTCCAACTGCTATTCCAGTATTTGTTATTTGAACTCTTCTACTGAATGTTGTTCCCGTTGCTATGCCCCAAGATTGATCTTCAGTGACAACTTCCAAAGCAGTAATTCTTGCTTCATCTGTGGCAATGTCACCTGCTAATCCAGCAATTGTCGCATCTTGTGTTGTGTTTACTGATACTGCTCCTGCTGCTACTGCTCCTGCTGCTATTGCTGATGCTTCTGCGGTTGCTGCCAATGCCAATGCTGCTATTGCGGTTGCGTTTGTATCTCCAGTAGGTCCTTGTGGACCTTGATCACCTTGATCACCTTGATCACCTTGATCACCTTGAGGACCTTGATTTCCTTGTGGTCCTGTTGCTCCTTGATTTCCTTGTGGTCCTGTAGCACCTGTTGCTCCTTGTGGTCCTTGTGGTCCTGTTGCTCCTTGAGGTCCAGCAGGAATGCCAAATGCGAGAGTGTGTTCAGTATAAGTAGGATTAATTGTTGTTGTATCGGTAACAGTAGCGGCAGATCCAGCGGCGAGAGTAGTAGTAGATCCAACAGTAATAATATCACTGTGTCCTGATGTTGTATTTGAAATTTGTTGGATTGTTACAAATTGAGATGACACTTGTGGATAAGGTGCCGATGATGCTTGATAATCCAAAATATCTGATGCGGCGTTTGCGTTTGCTGACAACCACACTACCTCCAAATAATCAGTAGCATTTAATGAAACTATAAAATTACCGCTGACTTGATGAAACCCAGCGGCAACTGGTAATGTTTGAATAGTAGTTGAAAAATTAATATCAGTGCCATTTTTCATTCCCCAAATACGGACATCAAAAGAAGTAGTAGCATCTACTTTTTGATAATTGATTTTCCAATAACAAGAATATACGCCGTCATAGGTTGCAGTAATACGAGTAATTGGCGAACCTGTTAAAGTAAATCCATTTTCTAAGATTGTTTGATTATAAAATAAAGTTCTTTCTGTTAATGGATTAGTTGGGTTATTACTTGAACCATATACGGCGTGATAACCGACGCCGATACCAACGAGTTCTAACTCAATAGCGTCAATTTCTGCTTGTAAAGCGTCCAAAGCATCACCTACATTTATTGGCGTTGTAGATGAGTCAATATATATTTCGTCACTATATAACGTGTTACAGGTAATATTATTTAACCCATTAATAGTGGCAGGTCCGCTGCTATCATATCCTAGTAAACTCATATAAGATATGATATGATTTTATTTTATTTATTCCATTTCAAATTGTAGTATTAATTGATAATTGGTAGTGCCAGTCATCAAAGCACCTGTTCTATCAAGCAACAATACAGAAAGTGGAGCATATCCAATAGGTAAATTACATTGAACCCCAGCAGTTTCCAAAGAATCACCAATAAGTATATGATTAGTTCCTGCGCCAATAGGTTCGTTTGCAGGACTGACGAATCCTAGAACTAGTCCGTTCTGTGAGTTGCTGTATTGATTTGATATTCCTTGAATCGCTAAAACCCCAGTATTGATAGCGTCGGTTAAAACTGCTGATTGTGAAAGAGAGCGTAAATTAAATTTCACACGTGCCATACGTTCTTCTCCTATAAACTGTGTTCCGCCATATAAAGCATTCCAGTTTATCTGCCAAGTGATGATAGAGAAGTTGTTTGTGTCATTGGGAGCATAGATAGAACCAGCAGCAGTTTGAGTAGATAAATAGAGAGTGAATACTTTTGCCATTATAATAATATAAAGGATTAAAAAAA